CTCTACGTCATCTTTCTCGGCACCAACAGCTTCAGAACGAAAAACCGCCGCAATTAATATCGGTGCAAGTGTAGAAACTGTTAATGCAGTTAACATGGCCCTCTTACATCTCCTTAGCTTAGATATGGATGATTCTTTGAAAATGGAAGCTGTACGATGTTTGAGAGAAGCACTAGTCCCCCTTAAAGAACCAGTCAGTATTTCAAACTGTCATTTTTCCTAATGAAGGCCCTCGTTGACGGAGACATAGTAGCGTACCGCTGTGCAGCAAGTGCTGATACCGAGGAGGACGTTTCAGTAGCCTTGATTCGTACTGATGCCCTGATGAGAGAGATTCTAGAGGCTGTAGGGGCTGATACGTACACTGTGTTCCTCTCTGGAGCCAAGGGACTGAACTTTAGGTATAGCATAGACCCAATGTACAAGGCTAATAGGGTAAGTGCGGTCAAACCAATCTATCTGGAATCTTGTAAAGAGTTCTTAGTAACAAACTGGGAGGCTGTGAGGTGTCATGGGTATGAAGCTGACGATGGGATGGGTGTGGCTCAAGACGCTAATTCGGTTATTTGTAGTATTGACAAAGATATGCTACAAGTACCCGGGTTACACTACAATTTTGTTAAGAAGGTATTTACTAATGTTTTACCCGACGAAGGGTTAAAGTCCTTTTACATCCAGACTTTAGTGGGTGATACCTCAGATAACGTGATAGGGATCAAAGGAATTGGGCCTGTAAAAGCCCATAAACTCCTAGACCCCCTGCTGCCAGAAGAGTACTATGAAGCCTGTAAAGCACTTTATGACTCTGAAGAACGGTTCCACAACAACTGCAAACTACTGCATATCTGGAGGAAGTTTAATGACATCTGGGAACCCCCCGGAGTATATAGTGGGCGTAAGGCTCACCAACTCGAAGATTCAGATCTATCGCACAGAAGTGAAAGAGTCGCCGATGGATCTTATCTCCTATGTAATGGGGTCGGTGAAGCAAGCAGCGACATGTTTGGTACTGATCCCAAAGAGCATTCCTAGTGAAGCCTCGATATGGAAAGTGGAAACACCGCTCCGGGCTTGAGACTAAGTTCAAAACCGCAACTCTTGAAAAAGGATATAACCTTGGGTACGAAACAAGTAGCCTATCTTTTACAACCCGCCCAGAAACGCACAAGTACACTCCAGACTGGACAATCAAAGACGGCTGGTACATTGAAACAAAAGGCTACCTCGACCTTGACGGACGCAAAAAGCTGCTCTATGTTAAGGAGCAGCACCCAGAAGCTCGCATCCTTGTCGTCTTCCAACGCCCCACAAACCCAATCTACAAAGGATCTCCGACAGACTATGGCAAGTGGTGTGACAAAAACAAAATTGAGTGGTGTGCATTCGGAGAGGTAGAGAAGTGGGAAGCATTTATCAAGGAAGCCCTTACATGAACAAGAAGCACTTCATAATCCCAGACTGCCAAACAAAAGAGGGTATACCACTAGAACACTTAACTTGGGCAGGTAAATACTGTGCTGAAAAACATCCAGATGTTATTATTAACATTGGTGACATGGCTGACATGCCTAGCCTTAGTTCCTACGATGTTGGTAAAAAAGACTTTGAAGGACGGAGATATACCAAGGATATCGCAGCCACTAAGAAAGCTATGGACTTGTTCATGGCTCCCGTCAAAAGGGAGATCCTAAGAACATCTAAGACAAAGACCCCTTGGAAGCCTAGGTTTGTTCTTACCTTGGGAAACCACGAAGATCGCATCAACAGGGCTGTTAATAGTGATCCTAAACTGGAGGGACTAATCAGTGTCAAAGATCTACCTTATGGTGATTGGGAGGTCATTCCTTATCTTAAGCCTATTTCCATTGATGGTATTTTATACTGCCATTTCTTTGCCTCTGGTGTTATGGGGCGTCCTGTGTCATCTGCTAAGGCTCTCACTACTAAGAAGCATTGTAGCTGCATTATGGGTCACGTACAGAGGAAAGAAATAGACATACAATACAAGGCTGACGGCAAAAGGATTACCAGCATCTTTGCTGGTTGCTTCTATCAACACGATGAAGCCTATCTAGGCCCTCAAGGTAACGAGTGTTGGAGGGGTGTCTGGATGCTCCACCAAGTAAACGATGGTGAGTTTGATGAGATGCCAATTAGCATTGACTACCTACGGAGTAAGTATGGCTAAGATGATTTATGCCCACATGAATTATGCAGCAGCCCCAGAAAAGAAATTGACTGAAAATGAAGACCGAGTATACGGAGACGAAAGCCCTGATGAAAAGTGCTTATGTGATATGGAAACCTTCTTTATGAATACCAATAATGCCCCGGAGAAAAAAGAAAACATTCACGCTCCTTCTAGGGATGTTACTAGGAACTACTATGATGCTGGTGGTATCGTAACCCTAGACATCATTCGAGCCAAACTGACCCCAGAGCAATACGAGGGATTTTTGCTTGGACAAATCATCAAGTATGCAGCTCGAATGAACTTCAAAGGGCAACGTGTAGGTGATGCTACTAAACTAGCTGAGTATAGTAGGTGGCTGGACTTCCACTACAGGGAGGGAAAATGAGCACAGCGGCAGACATCCTTAAGTCAATAGCTCCAACCATTGCAACAGCCCTTGGAGGGCCTCTGGCAGGTGCAGCAGTGTCCTTCCTAGCCAGTAAGTTTGGGGTTGATCCAAGCCTTGTACAGCAGACTGTGGCTGGTATGGGGCCTTCTGACTTGGTTAAGATGAAACAGTTGGATCTAGACTTCCAAGTTGAAATGGCTAAGCTAGGTATTTCCGTACAGATGGCTCAAATAGCAACCAATACGGAAGAGGCTAAGAGTTCAAGCACTTTCGTAGCAGGAGCTAGGCCCTTTATCCTATGGACTTGTGGGGTAGCCTTTGGGTATGTAGCTATACTAGAACCCATAGCTAGGTTCGTAGCACAGGTCTTCTACGGGTACCACGGACAGTTCCCAGTCATTGATACCACTTTGACCTTACAGGTGCTTGGTGGCCTTCTAGGGCTGTCTGGGTTGCGTAGCTTTGACAAGAAGAACGGGGTGGCATCATGAGGGGCTTTGGTATTGAGTTTTCTTGGGTCTGTGGAATCAAGTTTGGGGTTGAGTGGATACATGAAGTAACTTCTCTCTGTGTCTCCTTGGGTATCTTTGATGTGTTTATTTACAGCATTGAAGCATACGAAAAAGAAAAAGAAGTTATTGAAAAGTTTGTTACAGAATTAGATAAGTTTCCCCCAAAGTGAGTTATACTCTAACCCAACTACACAGTATGCTCTTGGAAGAGAATGAAGTGGTTGTTCTAGAACTTCTAGACATTACCGCAGAAGAGTTACTAATAACATACAAATACAAGATAAGGCAACGACATGGATTCATCTCAAAGTATTACGAAGAATCAGGGGAAGAAGAGGAAGTCTCTTCTCGGAGTGAAGAACGTGAAGACCGCCCCCGTGGACTCGGTAGCCGTTCGGCTTGGGAGGATGCAGGTTTTGAACAGGATGACAGAGATCAACATTAAAGAAGCAGAGCAGGACATTAAGGACTTTAAGAATGGAACATAATCGCTTTAAAACCAGTTTCTCAGAACGCATTTTTAGGTTGAAGTACGCCCAAGGCGCGAATGACACTTGGGATGCTTTGTCTGACCGCGTAGTTGACGATGTATGCGGGAGCCGTGGAGGTAAAGACCGCTCTTTGATGAGTAAAGAAGACCAGAAAGACTTGGCGGAAGCCATTAAGACAATGAAGATCATCCCCGGAGGGAGGTACCTTTATTATGCAGGACGAGAATTCAGTGCTTTCAACAACTGCTACCTCCTCAGAGCAGAAGAAGACACCCGAGAAGAATGGGCTAATATTGTACATCGCTCTATGTCTTGTCTCAGTACAGGTGGTGGTATCGGTGTTGACTATAGTATACTTAGGCCAGCAGGTCGTGCTCTTAAAAGGACAGGTGGCATCTCTTCAGGGCCAATCCCTCTTATGCAAGCCGTCAATGAGATTGGTCGAAATGTAATGCAGGGTGGTAGCCGTAGGTCAGCTATCTATGCTTCTCTCAACTGGCAGCATGAGGACATCCCCCTGTTTCTTAAGGCCAAAGACTGGTCAGATGTTATTAAGAACCTTAAGACTACAGACTTTAACTTCCCAGCGCCGTTAGACATGACTAATATCTCCGTCAACTATGACGACTTATGGGGGTTTGACCCCCGCAACTCGGTGTTTTTGGCGAATTGTAAACAAGCAATGATGACTGGAGAGCCGGGCTTTAGCTTTAATTTTGGAGACAAGCAGAATGAAACCCTACGAAATGCCTGTACAGAAGTTACTAGTGAGGATGATAGTGATGTATGCAATCTTGCGTCTATCAATCTCGGCAATGTGGAGTCTCTTGAGGAATTCAAATCGCTGGTACAACTGGCCTCTAAATTTCTCATCTGCGGCACTATTCGGGCAGATCTCCCCTATGAAAAAGTCTATAAAGTTCGGGAAAAGAATCGTCGTCTTGGACTTGGACTTATGGGTATCCACGAATGGCTCCTCAAGCGAGGATCTAAATACGAAGTAACACCGGAACTTCACACTTGTTTAGGAGCCTATAGAGATGAATCAAAACACGCAGCAGATACACACGCCGAAAGACTTTTTGTTAGCCCTCCAGTCGCGTATAGAGCAATTGCCCCCACTGGAAGCATTGGAATTCTTGCAGGTACTACTACTGGAATTGAGCCACTATTCGCTGTCGCTTACAAAAGGCGTTATCTTACCAATGGTACAAAGTGGAAATTCGAGTATGTTGTTGATGCCACCGCCGACAGTCTCATCAAGCGGTATAGTATCCCCCCCGAGTCAATTGATACTGCCTATAAACTAAGTCATGACTACGAACGAAGACTTGCATTCCAAGCGGATGTTCAGGATTACGTGGACATGTCCATTAGTTCTACCATCAACCTTCCCTCTTGGGGAACAAAAGATAACAACGAAGGAAAGGTTGAACAGTTTGCTTGCACTCTTGCAAGATACGCCCATAGATTGCGTGGATTTACGTGCTACCCTGACGGAGCTAGAGGAGGACAACCCCTCACCGAAGTCGAGTACGGAGAAGCCACCAAGCACTCAGGCATAGTCTACGAAGAAAATGACATTTGTGATATAACGGGTAAAGGAGGATCATGTGGTGTCTAAACTAGTACAGCAGCACTTTCGCTACCCGTTAATTGTGGTAGAGTGGGATGATGCCGAAACTAGTGGTGGCTGGGAAGAACCTCCCGCAGAGCTTGGGGAGGCCATAGCCATTACAGTCGGGTTTCTCATACGAGAAACATCTAAGCACCTACTTATAGCAAGCAGTTACGACAGTACAAACACACACACTAATGGCAGGATTCAAATCCCAGTTGGAATGGTTAAGACCAGAGTAGTCTTAATTGATACTAAGAGAAGTCGGAAAGTGAGTAGTCGTTCTTCAAAAGAACAGCCTCAGAATCTTGTTGAAGCTTCCATAGAAGTGATAAGTAAGCCAAACGAGTCTCTCTCAGAGAGTTAGTTCCAAAGCAACTTGTTCCTAATAACAAGTCCCCAGACCCAGTAGGGTTGGGTTTATCAGATCTAATGCTGGCCCCCTCAAATCCCGGAACATCTAGGATTTGGGGGAATTTTTTTAGCAAAATTAGCCTATTTGCTCTTTTACAAACCTGTAAGTGTTAGTTAGCAACCTCTTCAGTTTTAGGTTTTTCTTCTAATGCTTTAATCTTATCCGTAGCAATCTGGAGTTGTTGCCTGAGGATATCTAACTCACCCGCAAAAAGTCCTACACGGGACAATGCCCAATTACGTTGTTGTTCAATCTCATTAATCATGGCTTGGATCTTAAGGTTCTGCTCTGTTTGTTGTTCCATGTCTATATCTCCTAATTAGATTACTTGGTATTGAAAACTGTATTTATATGTAGTACTAGAGGTGGCAATAGCTACTAGGTCAATTTGAGCACGATCATTTGTGAGATCAGAACTCACGGCTCCTGTAGAACCATCTCTACTACTGGAGGATATTATACCAGAACATTGTAAAGTATCTGCAAAATTAGAAGCCACTGGCAAGGACACCCCAATGGTAGTGGTAGTTCCTATAGTAGTTGAAGTTATGTCCACAGTCCCAGAACAAGTTACTATACTACCTACCCGAATGTACTGTCCGAGCCTAGTGGTACTGGCAGTAACGTTAGCCACTGTCGTAAGGGTGGGAGTCCAAGTACCTCCCAACACATTAGGGTACCCTGTGCAGTTAGACAGGTCACCAGAAGATGGGGTTCCAAGAGCACCCCCATTAACCACAAAAGCTCCAGCCGTTCCAGTATTGACCCCAAGAGCAGTAACAACGCCTGTACCAGTGGTTATAGTAGAGGGGGCAACACCAGCACCACCGCCCTGTACCAGTGCTCCAGAGGCAAGAACAGCAGACGTAGCCCATGTTGAGGAACTAGAGAAGTACGGTATGCCCCCACTTGTACCCGCAACTGTTAATGCAGGGGTACTAGTAGCAGTTGCTACAGAAATTAACCCACCAGTAAAACTAACACTTGTTACTGTTCCAGCCCCCGCAGGGGTTCCCCAAGTACCATCACCACGCCAGTAAGTAGTAGCTGATGCACTTGTGCCACTGTTTAAGTTTGTAACTGGAAGGTTGCCTGTCACACCAGTCGTAAGAGGCAAGCCTGTAGCATTCGTTAGCACACCAGATGCAGGAGTCCCAAGAGCAGGAGCAACAAACGTCTTATTGCTCATTGTCTGGGCTTTGGTCTTAAAGGTAAACTCATCAGCAACGTTGGCAAAATCAGGGATAGTAAGAGTGGTAGCGCCTACAGTCTGGGAAGTCAGGGCAATAGACACCAGTTGCCCATTTGTAAGCAGTAGTGGGGATGCAGCAGAGGTTGCAAGACTAGTGGCACTAGCCACTCCTAAAACAGGAGTAACTAATATTGGGCTGGTATCAACAACAAACTTTGTACCTGTTCCAGTCTGAGAGGCAATAGAGGTAGCGTTGCCTACACTAGTAATTGGGCCTGTTAGGTTAGCATTTGTAGAATTGTTTCCATCTAACTTCTGAATTGCTTGCAATATTGAGTCTGTGGCAGCTACGGTTCCAGCACCTGATACATAACCAGTCAACACTTTAGCAATTACTGAGGCATTGGTTAGGGTTGTAGCATTACCCACACTAGTAACATCACCAGTTAAATTGGCATTGGTAACAACAGTTGCTGCATTACCTACTGACGTAACGCCACCAGTCAAGTTGGCATTTGTTGTTACGTTACCAGCAGTCAGTCCAGATGCTGTTCCCGTTAAGTTAGTGGCTACTCCAGAACTAGGGGTACCTAAAGCACCGCCATTAACTACAAATGCTCCTGCTGTTCCAATGTTGACCGCAAGGGCAACACCTACCCCAGTTCCCGGTGTAATTCCTGCCCACGTAGTTAAATCGGCGTCATAAGCCTGTACTGTGGTGCCAATTGCTGCCGAGACTAATGCTGTGCCCGTGACACCCGCTGCCGGAATTCCTGTGATGTTAGTTCCGGTCATAGAACTAGGAGTCCCACCCGACCCGTTGAACGTGATAAACGCCCCCGCAGACCCTGTGTTAACTCCCAAAGCCGCCACTACACCAGTTCCTGTGGCTACTGTGGAGGGTGCAATTCCAGCTCCACCACCAACAACTAGGGCATTAGCTGAAAGAGCAGCAGATGTGGCCCAAGTTGAAGTACTAGAAAAGTAGGGAATTCCACCAGAAGTACCTGCAATGGTAAACGCAGGAGTAGTTGTAGCAGTACCCACTGAAACAATTCCACCTGTCCAACCCACAGAAGTAACCGTTCCAGTAGCAGTACCCGCAGGTACACTCCACGTTCCATCTCCCCGCCAAAAGGTTGTTGCCCCAGCACTAGTCCCACTATTTAAGTTAGTTACAGGCAAGTTACCAGACACATCAGTAGCAAGAGCAACAGCACTCCAAGTGGGAGTAGTAGCACTACCATGCAGCACTTGGTAGGCTGTACCAGAAGTAAGCATGGTATTCTGGGCAGAAGTCATGTGGTAGTACTGGCCTGAAGTACCCCCCTGCAAGGATTGAAGAAGCTGGTGAGATCGGTTTGCTATGTTAAGAATAGTGCTACTAGTAAAATCAATACCAGTTGTCCAAGCTACAAGGCCGGTGGGGGCTATACCATTGACAAGACGCTGGATCTTGGTCATCCAGTCTTTCCAAATAGCAGGGTTGCTTTGGAAGTCTCCCGGTGGTACTGGAGGTAGTGAAATAGCCACTAGTACGTACCTCCTTCTAAAAGAGTGGTGTTCTTAATAACATCTTTCTTAGTTATACCCAACATCCAACTGCACAGATCTCCTTTATGAAGGCCCGACTGAATTTGAAAAAGAGACCAACTGGGACGCACAGACCACTCCAAAGGCCAAGTCTCACTGTTTCCGTTAGTGATGCAATTACCATCCATATACATAGCATGTCCGAATCCATAAAACATATCCTCCGTAGGTTTAACATCCATAATCATTCCCAGCCACGTTCTCTGGCCTTATCTTTGTACTTTTTAATAACTTCTTTTTGTTCTTTAGCTCGCGTACTTCTTGCTAGTTTTTTCTCTGCGGCAGTTTTTCCGTAAATAGGAAAGCCCATAGTGCCAGAAACGGCTCGGCTTACTCCTTCTCCCTCTGGAGCATTTACTGCTGCGGAAATTTGAAATGGCAGAGCACTTTTTGCAATTACTCCTGCCCTATTAGCCAAGGAGGGATCAACAAGCTTAGGAGCATATGGGCTAGCATACTCTAGCCCAGTAAGTCCCGTAATAGCAGCTTTAGGAAGAAACCCTAACTTGTTTGTAAGAGTAGAAACAGGATCAGATAACCAGTGATATGGTTCCATAGCGTGTTTCATGGCTTGCATACTGGTGCCATCTTGAAATTCTATTCGTGTGGGATCTTTGTTCTCCCAAATTGGGCGATTAGCCGTAACCATATTGATGGCATTCAACAGGGTAAAGTATAACAGAGCAGTTTTAAACTGGTACAGTCTAGCATAGTCAGCTTTGGTAGTGGGGTTTACCATCCCCTTAATACCCTCTATGGGGTGCCAGTCTTTAGGGTTAAGTTTTTCAGGAAGAGCTGAAGTAAACGCTTTAATGGTAGATATAGTCCAGTCTGGAGCAAACAAAACCATCTGAAGGTTCTTACGACCTTGAGGAGAGAACGCAGCCATAGACATACGTTTACCAAACTCTGTATTGGCTTTTGATGCTTCTTGAAACCAGTTAAGACCACCAAAAGACCTGTTGATAAATTGAGTAATCTCTGCACGAGCAAGATCTTCATTAAATTCTTTACCACTCTTCATGGCATCTAGGCGTTGTTTCTCAAGGTATTTGTCTGCTGTATAGAGTTTTCCTCCTGTGTGCAAAAAATCCCAAGTAATCTTGTCAAAGATCCCTAGAGTATTTTTTTCTACAAAGGAGAGGCTTGTTTCCAAAACCCTAGTCTTGGGGCCGTATTTACCAATCATACTATCCCCGAACTTACCAGCACTAGCAAGAAGTCCTTTAGTGACATCCTCAGGAACTTCTAAAACAAGTCCGGATTTGATCCACTTGTCAGTACTATCTCCAAGTCCACCTTCTTTAAACCGAGCAACAGCCTGAGTTATGCCCGACATCTTGGTACCAAGTATCTTGTCTGCTATACCTAAAGTAACTTCCTTAGCTGGAGTCCACAGTGGTACGTGAGCACTAGACAACACTTCCAAAAGACTCTTAGCGTGGAAGAAGGAACCAATAACGTTTAGGCGTTTAACTCCCTGTGAGACTGTATAGAGGGCATCTACAGCTTTATTGCCTCTAGTCTCAAAGGCAAACTTGAGGGCAGGAGCCAAGTCAGGGTGTACAGCAAACCCAGCAAATTGCCTGTCCACAATCATTTCCCACCCACGGGGCATGGGGTCTTCTTCAGTAACCCTCTTAACCAAAGATTCCCCAGCAACGTTACGAATACCCTTAACACTGTCTACGAGTTTCTTATTTTCAATGGCCTTTTCCATAGACAAGGCGTACTCTTTGTATATCTCAGCTACGTCAGTAGTCTTAATCTCAAGTTTAAAGTCTTTGCCAGCAGCAGAGATTTTGTCATTAATCCATCCAAGAGTTCTTTCTAAGTTTTCAAAGGTATCTACTTTACGCTCTTTACCAAAGCGACTCTCGGGAGTCATGCCACCAGCACCAGTGCCCTTCTTGCCAAACAGATCTCCAAGTAGTTCTTCCAAAGCTCCTTTAGGCATATCCTTCCAGTTGACAATGTGGGTGACATAGTTCTCAAGGAGTCCTTTAACCACACCCTCCTTTACAGCCCTTTCACCAATGTCCTTCATAGCAATTTGGTAACGTTCAGCCAACTCTTTAGCCGGGCCAGTAAGCTTACCAGCTTCACCCGCATCAATAGCCCGAGCCACTTCTTCCCGGATGTTCTTAGGAGCAAGTTCCATCATTTTATGAGCTTCGTTGTGAATGATCCGCTCATTAGCCATCTTGGTGTTAAGGTTCATGCCAACAAACTTTTCAACCTCTTTAACGGGTTCTGCCCAAGTGCCTTTATACTTTTCCCAATCCCGGAAAAACTGTAGAGCAGCTTCTTTACCTTGGCTGGCATAGATCTCTTCAGCATGTTTAGTAAACTCGGCCTCATCACCAATGGTACGAATATCAATCTTCTTAGCAGCCGCTTTGACTTCCTCGGGAAGAGCCTCAGAAGCTGATACAGGGCCACGATCTTTATCTTTTGAATGGACTAGTCTGGGCTTAACAGCTTTTCTGAAGTCATTAACTAGTTTTCCAAGAGAATGTTCTCTGTACTTGTCAGCATGAGCATTTCTTTGCTTATCAATGCTAGCAGATAATTTGGCCAACATGTCAAGCTCAGCAGTAGTGGGGTACCCACCCCCATCTCTTCTACCCATAGATTTAACTATGTCGTACTGCTTGTCCCTGAGCCTCATGTCTTCCAACAAGCCTTCTTTGTCAAAGCCTATCATAGAAGTTCTTTTGGCTTTGCCCTCTAAAACATCTTGGTCTGATCCAACTTCTTTTGGAGTTGATTCTGATGGCATAACATCCCGCTCAATAGTAACTACACCAGCATCTGGGTCAAAGGTTTGGTCTTTAGCTTCTTTAAACAGCCCCTCAGACAGATCCAACACCTCATCCAAAGCGTTCTTAATAGGAAGCTTCATCTGGTTGATTGCTTCGTGGTCAGACTCATTTTTAGCCATACCCCGCAGCCTACCAATAATTTCTTCGTGGATAACTTGTTTCATCTTATCCCAGATAGAAGTAGGTTTGCCTTCAACTCCAAATGCTCCAGTTTCTTCTTGCTGTTTAAGATAGAGCTTAAAGGAGTCATTGGTTAAAGCTTCAGTAACAAACTCATGGGCATTTTCTGAAAGTCCATACTTCTCCATATCTTTTGGAGTAGCTTTCTGCTTGTGCATTTCATACAGAGTAGTCATCTTCTGAGCAAACGGGGTTGAGTTATCCCACATCAGCTTGTCAATAACTGCGTGTACCCCTTCGTG